CTTACTCAACCTGAGCGTAAGCCTTTAACTGACGAAGATATATGCGAAATATTAATAAAGAAAGAATGGAAAGGGTTTGTTGATTTGGTTCGCATTATAGAAAAAGCACACGGCATTGGAGGTGGGGAATGAGTAGCGAAAATATAGTATGTGTTTCCTTATTGTTTATATCCATTATTCTTTTTTTGTGTTGAGGAATTATTATGAGTAAAGAAGATGAGTAACTTTAAGCCACATAACTATCAGCAAGATGGTATAAATTGGGTACTATCACACCAAGGTGCAGGATTATTCTTACCGCCAGGGTTGGGTAAAACCAGTATTACGTTATCAGCAATAGCTACATTAAAACAGGCTAACGCCATTGATAGAGTTTTAATAATAGCTCCATTAAGAGTTTGTTATATGGTATGGCGGCAAGAATCAGAAAAGTGGAATTTTCCATTTACTATAGGTCTATTACATGGCAAAGATAAAGACACAGTGGTAAGACAAAAGCATGACATATACTTAATAAATCCAGAAGGTATAAATTGGTTAGTTAATAATCATTTACAACTATTTAGTAGATATAAATTTATGCTTGTATGTGATGAATCAACACTGTTTAAAAATCATTCATCACTAAGATTTAAGATGTTAAAACATATACTACCAATGTTTAAAAGAAAACTTATATTGACTGGTACACCTGCACCAAATGGCTTATTGCAACTATGGTCACAAATATTTATATTAGATAGTGGTAAAAGACTTGGTAAAAATATATCAGCCTTTCGCAGACAATGGTTTATGCCAAGCTATGATGGATTTAGTTATATAATGAGAGATGGCGCCGATGACCAAATCTATGCGGCTATAGACGATATAGTAATGCATAAAAGCACTGATGAGTTAGAATTACCAGAGAGATTATATAATAGCATATTGATACAACTACCAACTACAGCACTAAAGCTATATAAAGAAATAAAGAATGACTTTATATCTCAAGTGGAAGATGAAACTTTAATTACAGCAATGAACGCGGCATCACAGGCTTCTAAATTAAAGCAAATAGCCAATGGTATGCTGTACAATGACGACAAAGAAGGCATAAACATACATGATGAAAAATTATCTGCACTAGAAGAGTTAGTAGACTCACTTGGTGGCCGACCATTGTTAGTTGTATATGAGTTTAATCATGACCTACATAAACTACAATCAACATTTAAAAATGCACCACGTGTTGGTGGAGGAGTAACAGGTATAGAGCTAGAGACTATAGTATCAAAATGGAACAAAGGTGAATTACCAGTTCTATTAATTCAACCCAAAGCTGGTGGACATGGACTAAATATGCAAGATGGTGGCTGCCATGACGTAGTTTGGTATAGTATAACTTTTGATTTAGAACTATATGACCAAATTAATGCCAGAGTACATAGACAAGGTATAAAAAATACTGTTACTATACATCATATAGTTGCAGAAAATACTGTAGATAAAAAAATAATGAGGGTACTTGAAGGTAAGGCAAAACTACAAGATGCACTACTAGACAGTCTATTAAAATAAAGTTTTCTTATCAGTATAATTATGATATAATAAACCATCATCATAAGATGATGTCAATACAGGAACTAAAATGTTAATAACTAGAACATCACCAGTAACTAAAATAACTGTTACATTAGATATTGATATAACAGAAGAGCAAATGTTTCAATGGTTACATGGCACAGTGATACAAGAAGCTATGTCAAATATTAGTGCAGATGAAAGAGAGTTTATAAAAACTGGGCTTTGTCCAGATGATTGGGAATACTTAATGGGAGAAGAGTTATGAGAGCATATATAGCAGCACCATGGTTTACACCAGAACAAGATTCAAAATTGCAACTACTAAAAACTACAATAGATAGTAATGGCATAGAATACTTCTCACCAAAAGACGAGAATCTTTTTGGCAATGATAAATCTGCCACTGTTTACGATGTGTTAAATGGTAATATTAATGCTATATTAGAGTGCGATATGGTAATTGCAATCACTGATGGTAAAGATGTTGGCACTATGTGGGAGTGTGGCTATGCGTATGCCAAAAATATTCCTATTTTGTACGTATGGTTAGATTGGCAACCTAATCAAAAGTTTAATCTTATGTTAGCTGCATCCGGTAGTGTTGTATATACAATGGAAGAATTAAAGTATCATTTAGACTATTTTAAAATGCACAATAAATTTTCACATTTAAACTATGCTGGTACAGTAGAATGAAGTCTGTGCAAGAATTTTATATGCAAATGTTAAATTTAGCGCATATAAAAAGGTACTCAGTAATACCAAGAATACATGATGAAAGCATTGCAGAACATTCTTTTTTTGTTGCTGCAATAGTTATGAAGTTATATGATGACTATGAGTTTGATATAGGTCATGCCACTTGTATGGCCATATCACATGATTGGACTGAGTCTTATACAGATGACATTACTGTGGCAACCAAAAGAGCCTATCCTAGTATAGCCAAGGCAGTAGAAGCAGTAGAAGCAAAGATTGCAAAAACTGAGTTTTCATCTATAGCATATGAGCTATGGAAAGAGTATAAAGATGCAACATCTGTAGAATCAAAAATTGTAAAGTACGCAGATACGCTGCAAGTAATACAATATGCACAAGGTGAAGTAAATATGGGCAATAATGCATATTTTAAAAGTGTAGTAGAAGATGCCACATATAGAACTTATAAATTAGAAGGTGAGTTACATGAGTATAAAAGAGTTAATAAACAAAAATAAAAAAGAACGTGATATAGCTAAAGATATTGTACTTAATATAATAGATACGTACTCTTTAAAAGGACCAAATAACTATGGTGCTACTTTTGAAGGTATGACTGTAGCCAAATGGAAACCTTGGTTAGATGAACCATGCTATACAAGTGCGCTATCTATGGATAGACTCTATATGATAAAACAATTTTTAAATATTGCTCCACCAGGTATATGTTATGAATGTGGTGTATACACAGGTGGTGTAACTAGAATGATGTTAGATATGGGTAGGCATGTTAAAGCTTTTGATACGTTTGAAGGTTTAACAGGTTCTGGCGAATTTGATTTAATGGAAAATGGTGACTATAATGGTGGCGATGTATCTGAATATATAAAAGGAGCAGAGATAGTTAAAGGTTGTGTACCATATACTTTTAAAGACCATGAAGATGATAAAATAGCTTTTGCACATTTAGACATGGATTTATATGAACCAACTGTACACGCATTAAAATTTATATACGATAGATTGTACGATAATGGTATAATAATACTTGATGACTATGGTGTATGGATGACGCCAGGCATAAAGAAAGCTGTCGATGAATTTCATTGTGAAAAAAAGATTTATTTACCAACAGGTCAAATGGTGATATTAAAATGACCATAAGAGATATAAAAATATCAGTAAGAAATAAAGAATGGTTAGGATTTGCAGATGAAGTAAGTTCTCATATAGAGTCTTATACTATACCACAATATGGCGACAAAGGAGAAGATATTGCATCAGACTATAATTTAGAAGATTGTGTTCGTAGCATGAAAAAATACTTAGCTAGAGCTGGTAAAAATAGCAGACCTGGCCAAGAACAATTAGATTTAATTAAAATAGCACATTACGCACAAATGGCGTATACAATAATCGGAGAACAAGATGCCAAAAAATAACAATATAGAACATGAGCCAATGTATGTTTCACCTAAATGGAACGAGCCTGGTAATTTAGTATTTGTAGACCATTTAGACGCTATAAATGTAAAAATAGTACATGCACCAAGCGTTGAAGAAGTAAAAAATATGGTAGGTGTTTTTATGACAAACACTTGGAATGATAGACTTAATTATGGTCCATTTGATAGCATAGATAAAGTTTTAAAAGAATTGTTTGCCGGTAATATATTACCAACTGGAATGGAAATTGTTAATCTTACTTTCACTATTGAAGGTATGGATATGATTGACACAACACATCTTATTAGGCATCGTATGTTTTCTTTTTCTGCACAGACACAAGCAGATAGAGATATGCGTAATGATAGAATATTGGTATCACCTCAAATAGCAGAATCAGACTTCCTAGATGAGTATTTAGATATATGCCAGAAGGCACATGACTTATATATGAAAATGGTTGATGGTAAACAAATTGATATGCTAGAAGCCAGAACTATAATGCCAGCAGCATATGAAAAATTCTACATATGTAGAGGTACCATAAAAGATGTTATAGCCTATTGTAATCTAAGATGCGATGAGCAAATACAACCATGGTCAGACGTAATTATAGCTATGAAATTATGGTATGAAGTAGTAAAAATCTATCCATTCTTGAAAAACTTAATTGATTTTACTGCTCCAGATTGGTTTTATGTTAAGCAATGCTCCAATGGTAAAACAAATATATTTCCGCCTTTACCAAAGAATGATACGTTTGAATGGAGTGAATCACAGTTTCTGTATGACAAACCAAGAAGTGAATTTCTTGGCTATGAGCAATATGAAGCTCTAAGACAATCAATAATAGCAGATATACTAAACGTATAATATCAACTGCCAAGGATGGCAATTTTTATGGTGATTTATGAACACAATACTATATAAACAACAAGAATTACAAAAACTAATAGCCGAAGTACAAAATACTCCAGAAATAAACATATCTGATTTTCCATCAGTGCCAAATGGTGTACTATGTGAGCATATAAAAAGTCATGCATTTAGTATGCAAGAAGAAATAGTAGAATTACTAGTAGCAATTGGTGGTGGTGATAGAGCAATACTTAAACCATGGTCTAAAAAATATCCTGCAATATACTGTAAAGAATTTATACCAACAGATGCTATAAAATCTGAAGCTATAGATATGCTATGTTTTTGCCTAAACATATGTTTAGCAGTTGGTATAACACCAGGCAATATAGATGATGAGTATAATAAAGTACTTAACAAAAATATAATAAGACAAACTAAAGGCTATTAATATGAGGCCATCAAAAATTAAAACATTTTTAGAAATGGCCAAATTATTATCAAAACTATCTACATGCAGTAGACGTCAAGTAGGTGCTATTATAGTAGACGACCATTGGCGAATAATTGGTTCTGGCTATAATGGTAATGCAAAAGAACTAATACATTGCATAGATGAACCATGTAAGGGCGCACTAAGTCCATCTGGTACAAGACTAGACTTATGTGAAGCTATACATGCAGAACAAAATGCACTAATGCAATGCTCAAACATAGATAGTATAGAGGCAATATTTGTAACAACCTCACCATGTATGCACTGTTTAAAAATGCTAATGAATACCAATTGTAAACATATATATTTTAGCGAAGAATACGTAGATGTATATAGAGCAGAAGATTTATGGATAGCAAATGGCGATAGGTATTGGACACAAATAAAATAAAAGTTTTATATATAGTATATTTTTGATATAATAAATTTCAATAATAATACAGGTGACTTATGAATACATTAGATGTGGTAGTAGCAGGAGTTGACATGGAAGTTGATTTTGATTATTCAGCAGCAGTGACAGGAGTGTATAGTGGCCCATGGGAGGACTCATACCCTGACGAACCAGAAGAGATAGAGATACTAGCAGTACGTTGCCCAATGCCTGCAGATAAAAATGGTAAGCCAGAATATGTAGACTTACTTGGTGTACTATCTGTAGACGCATTAAACGATATAGTAGATTCAATTAGTGATTACCATAACTCTATAAGATGGGATAATCAATTTGAACAACACGTTGCCTAATCGTGTCTTCGAAAAATTAGGCACATTCAAAGGTGGTGTAATGCCACCTTCTTTTTATTGGTATGCATATGACAAAAAAGAAACTTTCCAAACAAGAATACCACACTGAATATGATAAACGCCGTAGAACAGGCAAAAGATTTTCCACAAGCCACTTACCAGGTTTTAGAGAGGCTAATGACGTATATGGCATACAACGTATAAGACCATGTTTTGAATATAGCAAACTAATGATAGCATTTTTAACACAAAACTATAATATACTAAAATGAATAAATATACATTATATAAAATAACTTCAGGTAACCAAGTATACGTATGGAACATATATAGTAAAAGTAATGTTATACATATAGTGTTCGGTATAATAGGTGGTGTAATGCAAACTGTTGAAGAACAGGTAGAAGTAAACCAATCGGGTAGAAGTCTACTAGAGCAAATAGACTCTCGTATGATGTCAAGAATAAACAAACAGATAGATAAAGGTTATAGACTATCTATAGAAGAAGCCAAACTTAATATTGGTATGAACTCTATGGACTTATTAAAACCAATGTTGGCACAAAGATTTGATAAAATAAGTGGTATAGATTATTCTAACTGTTTTATACAAATGAAATATAATGGCCATCGTTGTATAATTACCAATACTGGTGAAGAGATAATTGCATACTCACGAAATGGTAAGCCAATAGAAAGCATTGGTCATATTTTAAAAGGTATTAACCTCAGACCCGGCCAGACATTAGATGGTGAATTGTATATACACAATACTCCATTACAAGACCTTGGCAGTCTAATTAGACGTAAACAACCAGGTAGTGTTATGTTACAATACGTAGCATATGACTACATGGCCGATATTAGTTATCAACATAGATTAGATATTTTACGATACAATGATTGGGGTGATAATATAACTGTTGCACCAACTAAAATATGGACTCCTAACGTAGTACTTAAAGATGAACTAGATGAGTCTATACATGATGGCTATGAAGGTTTAATACTTAGACATGGTGATAAAGGATATGAAGCTGGTAAACGTAGTAACTCTCTAGTTAAAGTTAAAAAGTGTATGGACCAAGAATTTTTAGTTATTAATATATTACCATCAAAAGATGGCTGGGCTATACTAGAATGCAATGTTGGTACAAAATCATTTAGAGTTAGTGCACCAGGTACAATAGAAAATAAATACCATATATATAACAACAAAGAAAAATATATTGGTAGATGGATAACAGTTGAGTTCTTTGAATGGACTAATGATGGTAAACCATTCCATCCATCAGCTATAGATTGGAGGACTGATATATGACAGTGCTAACATTAGTAAATAAAAAAGAACTACTACCATGTCCTTTCTGTGGTAGTAGTAATATAAAAGTGCCAACTGAATATGATATGTACATATCTTGTAACAACTGTCTATCATATGGGCCAAGTCCAGTTATAGCTAAATTAGTACACTCTCGTTCAAATATAGTAAAAATTATAGATTTATGGAACTTAAGGTATGGACGTTAATTACCATTCAAGTTCTCTTAAGTTCTTATTTGATAGTTCTTGAATTTTTTGCAATAATCCCTTTGGTCGTGCATCAGCGGGATTTAGTTTAAGATTATTAACTGCACGATGCACATCAACTGGATAATTTCTAAATGACTCAATTGGACTATCTAATCCGGCTTTTATTCTACGTATAATTTGCATATCATCTGGATTATACATAACATAGTTATCTAATCCTTTACCACCTTGACCGGCAAATGAATGACCAGGTATACCCCAATCATTTAATAGTCGTGATGTCTCAGTATCGCTACCTGTCACTTTAGTTAAATTTCTATACGCATCTTTACCTTTAAGATTACTTTTTATTGCAGTAAATGCATCTTGACCTAAACCTAAATCATTCATACCTGCTACATACTTATCTAAAAAATCAGTACCATGACGTGGTATTGCTGTATCATACTGTAGTAAATCTTTTTTATCTGGTTTTAAATTAAGTTGATATAAGTAACCCTTGTTTGGTGATATAATAGTTGGTGCAGTATAAGATTTAGACATGTCATATACTTCTCTATTCATGTCCGTTAACCCAGACCAAGTATTTTTAGGATAGTTTTTAGCTAGTTGTGCATTGTTAAAGGTAAATTTTAATGTATCATTATAGTTTTTTAATTTTACAAATTTCTTTTGTGCGTCAGTAAATCCACTATAACCTGGATATGACGCAATAACATCATTGTCAACATGGTTACGCAATTTATCAAGTGCAGTCTGGTGATTAGGATCAGCTATAAATTGCTCTAGTGGGTTCTGTGCAGTGCGATGTAAAAGTTGCTTTCTATATTGGTAGTCTAACGCATTAGCATTTTCACCGGAATAGTGGCCCATGCCAAATGCCTGTATACCTTCACCAGTGCCTATAGCTTTATTTTCAAACTTAGAAAATTTATATGGACTTGCATGCCATGAAAGTATATTACCAACTAATCCTGCTATAGGATTTATACCAGTTGCATAGTCAATCATTTTACTTGGGTCAGTTGGTGGTAGACTGTTCTCTATACCAGTTTTTACGTTATTTCCTAATTTACCTAACCATTGCTTGGTAGTATCCATCTTAGGATTATTGTTTAGTAGTTGCAAATAATCATCAAATGCACTCATGTTAGTACCTTATAGCTATAAAAATATTCGATTTAAGAAGAGATAATTTTTAATCTATAGATTGATATAGATTCTATATTATCTCTTCTCTAATGATGATTTTGAGACAATTTAATCATCATTCTATTGATTCATTAATTGATTTGATGATAAATATCCAACCAACCCAGGTATTTTATTTAATATACTGTCATCCATAAAAGCCATGGCATGTGGTCGTTTACCAACTTTGAATAATGCAGCAGTTTGTTTTGGGTCTAATAGTATATCAGCAAGTTTTGATTGTATTGCTCTATTTTGACCAGACATTTCTGACAACAACTTAGCTGTAACGCCTTGGTATATACCAGGTATGCCAGAGGCTGCTTGTGCCACAGCACCAACTCCTCTTGACTCCATACCGCCACCAGCTTCGTGTTGGAACCCAGTACCAGAAGTTAACTCTGAAGCAGCTCTACGTCTTTGACTTTCAGACACATTAGACATTAAATCTTTTTGCCTATTGGTGAATGTATTGGCAAATGTAGAACCACTAAAATCAGTACCACTTTTTACCAAGTCGTCTGGATTGGCTAGTATGTCACCAAGTGTTAACTCATTAGTTTTATGCAGTGCCGCTGGGTCATTTATACCATGAGGATATGCTTTATCCATAATCGCTTGAGCCGCATTTCTTCTATTTACTGGTTTAGACAACCTTTGAAAAGTAGATTGTGCTTCAGCATATTCAGGTATATTTTTCGTTCGCCAATCTTGAAATGTACTTCTTATATTTTTAAATGCAGCTTGGTCTAAATTAGCTCTTGGGTCTTTAGCAGTTTTTATAATACTATCAATACCAAGTTTAATATGATGTAGTGCGTCACCATTTATTGTGGCACCATTCTTACCACTTAACACTTGACTAAGCATCATTCTTGTCGGAGGTGATATGCCATTATTGGCGCCTGTGTTAATAGCTTCGTTTATTGCTTTACGCATTTCTGGTCTTTTAAGCAATTGCACTAACTCTTTATCTACTGGTACCATAATTTGTTTTGCTGCATCATATAATGGTTCAGTTACAGCAGTTCTAAATCCAACCTTCTCAGCAAGTTTTTTAGGGTCTGCAATAGCATTCATTAGTTTACTTTCTGCACCAATATTGTCTAACTCCCTAGATATGTATTGACCAGGGTTGGCACTAGAAAAATAATCTTGTAAAGTATTTAAACCATAATGCTGTCCTGCTTCAGCAGCAGTTGGTTTATAGCCAGGTACTAACTTTTTATAGTTTTCAAGATTAGATACTACAGTCTGTATAGCATCCTCTGGTACTGCCTGTCTAACATAGTCAGCAAGTTTAGACATATGGCCAGAGTCAGTAAATATATCATGTACAGTTCTTGCAGCACCACCAAGATATTTTATAACTGGTTTTGCCACTTGACCTGCAGTACTAAATGCACCAGCTCCTGCAGCATCAAGGACTCCATTACTTAATCTATCCCATGCGTCACCAGGATGCGTCATAGCCCCAGTTATACCACTAGTGGCCATGTCTTGGCCAATTTGCATTAACGGTTTAACTATAGCACCACCGGCCACTTCTGGTGCTGCAATCATCGCTGGTAATGCTGTAATCATATCTGCACCTGCCTTACCAATATCAGTACCAGTATTTTCAGACATCCATTGGTTCTGCCTATCAATCTTCTCTTGCCATGGCTTAGAGTGAAAACCTAACATACCAGCAATGCCTGCAGCAGCTTCTTCGCCTCTACC